TTAGACTTCCGACGAGAGTCGGGAAACGGTTCCAGGAACGGTTTCGCTGACCTCCGCAAGATCCTCGACGGATTCTGGCCGCTTGGTTTGCGCCAGAATAAGCTGCGTCTGCACACGATCGGATTCGATGGCCGCAATCTGCCGTGAAAAGATGATGAACCAGCCCAGAAACATCATGCCGGCAAGAGCCTCGACGTTCGTCAACGTGTTACGCCCCGCCAACCACTGGAACCCGGCAAGAGCCCCGATCACGATAGCTAGGTCTGAAATCACATATACTACTTTTGAAAGCTGCGGGGCCAGCCAAGGCAGCGCGATCATCAGCACGCTCATCAGGCAGGGAAGACCGCGGGCGAATACGTTGTGCAGAATCGGATGCGGCGTGTAACGGAACATGCCGATGCCGATGAAGGCGATGCCTGCGAGCGTCAGCATGGTCGATAGCAGAAGAATCCGCGCCTTGAAGTGTTTGGGAGCTTCTTTTTCATCGCTTGCAGACAGATACTGCATCTGCAGACGGTGCGTGGTGATGAGCTCCGAAATCGCGAAATAGCTGATGATGACGATGCAGACGCCGGCCAACATCAATGTCGAATTGAACATACGAGCAGCAAAAGTGGTTCGATCGCCCAATTGGGAGAAATTGTTGTTGTACCAGTATGGATCATCGGACGTCAATCCTGCGATGCTGACACCGGAAACCACGAAGAACGGCAACAAGGATGCGATGGTCTTGGCATTCATGAGTTCCGCCTGTACGAACGTGACATAGCCTACGACCCCCGAGATCGCGGCGCAGAGCGCAGTCAGATAGCCTTTTAACGTGCGCAACCCCATCATGTTGCTGGCAATGGAAAGCAGCATGAACGCCGTGACGAAAATGGTCGACGCGTAGACCACGGACAAAGCGAGTATCTCGAAGATACGGCGAATAGGAATGGTCCAGCCATGTTTCAACGTCATCGACCTGGAGTTGCGCGCATACCCCAAGGTGAACGAGATGACTCCACATCCCGCGGTGATTCCGGCACACACGGTGAACAGGCGTTGGGTGACACGCCAGATGGCGGGAGCGAATTGCAGATATAGGTCCATGGCGATCCATGCAAGAGTGGCGCATGCCATGAAGGAAATGATGCCTGAAGCCTCGGCTTGCTGATGACGTCCCATGCGCGTTCCCTCCAGTATTTGCCATTCTAGCCTGTCGTTGTCCTACCATACGCTACAATGGAAACTCGTGTTCACCTGCCACGTGCGGGAGTGCATGAACGGGCTGTAGCGCAGTTTGGTAGCGCGTCTGCTTTGGGAGCAGAATGTCGCAGGTTCAAATCCTGTCAGCCCGACCGGAAGCCTTGGAAACATTACGTTTCCAAGGCTTTATTTTTTCTTGGCCGTAGGCTATCGACACGATTCGACACGATGACCGCGCAACCTCCGCGTCTAGACGGTCTTCAACTGTTCAGCGCGCAGCTCGCCAATCGCGTCCGCCACATCGTCCAATCGTTCCGGCCAGAGAGCCGTGTATGTGTTCAGCGTGATGCTGGGTGAGGAGTGGCCGAGCTGCATCTGTAGGGTCTTCACATCCGCGCCTTGAGCAATCGCAAAGCTCGCATAGCTATGCCTCAAACTATGGATGGTCACGCCCTCGTCCTCCATGCCGGCCAGTCGGACGGCCTTTCGCCAGACACGCGTCCGCCACGTGTTCGTCCACAGGTTCCCGCCTCTTGCCGCGCGGAACAGCCAGTCGTCGTCGCCCATGCCCTCCATCTGCCGTTCGATGGACGGTATAAGGAATCTGGGTATGGCGATGCTGCGCGGTTTGCCGTTCTTCGGCGTGCCCAGCACAAGCCTGCCTTTGCCGTCGTCGGTCCAAGTGCGGCGAATGCGCGCCCTGCGTGATTCCACATCCACGTCGCCGCATTTGAGTGCCAGCGTCTCGCCAATGCGGGCACCGGTGTATGCCTGCCAGCGGACGATCAGCCCGTCTACCGGCCGTCCTGCCCGTTCGGCCATGCCGGCCAGCAACTCCACCTCCTCGACGGTAAGGAACACCATGTCGTCATCGGATTGCGTGATGCGCGGCACGGTGACCTTTTCAATGGGGTTCTCTCCGATCCAGCCGTGCTCCAAAGCGAATTCCATGACACCGCCCATGACGACCTTGACGATGTTGCGGATGCTGCGTGGACTCAATGGCTTCGATTCGCGATCGTCCTGCAGTTCGGCGGGATACCCGCCTTCGGTGAGCTGCGTGACCCACTGTTGCAGTTCGTCGCGTTGGATTTCCCTCAGTGTGCGATCGCCCCACTTGGGGTTGATATAAACGCGCAATTCGCGGCGGTATCTGCCCAAAGTGCCCTGTTTGATATCCATCTTGCCGTCCGTCCATTCGGAGGCAACGTCCCGGAAGATGCGTAGTTCCTGCTGCGGGTCGCGGTATTTGCCGCGTCTGATGTCGTCCTCGATGGCCGCTGCGTATTCCTCAGCGTCACGGAGCTTGGCGAAGTTCCGTGATTTCTGGACGCGTTTGCCGTCTCGAAGCGTGTACCAGCGGCATCTCCACCGTGAGCCTTGGCCGTACAGCGCGGACCGCCATTTGCCGGGCACATTGGCTTTCATCGGATCCTTCGCATTGGCCAGCGACTGTTTCGCGGCCCTGCTGGGCGGGTTGCCGTCCTCGTCGTTTTTGAGCCATCTGTCGTCTACGAACGCTCTGGCCATGGTTGTCTCTTTCCTAGGATCCGCGCTACACTGTGCGTGGAACCTCATTTTGGTGAAAACGGAAATGCTGATTGTTGGTTCCTTGGGTTCCGTCCGACTGTGTTCGGGCGGAACCCTTTTTGTTTCCCGTCGCGGTATGTGGACGCTGAGCTTCTTTTATTGCACGCACACGCCGGAATCGTACAATAGCTGCCGGTAGTCGTTCAACACCTGGATGGTGACGCCCAATTCCACGGCCATCATCCACGTATTGCCCTCGTACACCGTCTCCGCCATGCCATAATCCACCGGCGATATCAACGCCAACGCCGTCTCCCTACGGCAACGGCGCTCGCAGGCGATCCCGTACCCGGTGCCGCATCCGGGATCATGATGCTGCGCGTGGAACAGCTCGTGCCTGAGCGTGCACGCCTCCTGCCGCCAGTTGAGCCGTTCGTCAAGGATGACGAGGCGTCTCTTGTCGTCGTACAGTCCGCACAGGTCGTCCGGCAGCGCCGCCGACTCCACGCGCACGCCCAACACGTCGGCGAGCAGCAGCAGGTTCGATTTCCTGCGGTCGAGCGTCCTTTCCGTTTTCGGCACCGTTCCCTTCCGTGCGCCTTAGATTCTAAAGGCGAAAAAGCTTCAGAATCTAAACGTTTTTTACGTAAACCCTTGTTTCGCAATATGTTTCGACGGGCGTCGGGAAACGTCTTTTTTTCAGATTCTGAACAGTTTCGAGCCGTCAAGGATTCTTTGACGGCTCAGTCGCCGCCCGCCTCGGACAGCAGGGGCGCGTCCGGGGCGACCGCGTGGCCGGCGCTGGCGCTGACGGCGAGCATCACGTCCTCCGCCATGTATCCGATGGAGTTTCCGCCCTTGACGGCCTTGACGATGCCGAGCGATTCGAGGTTGGCGAGGGCTCTGCGCGTCGCGGTATAGCTCTTCCCGACGGCACGGCTTAGGATTGGGGCGGTCGTATACGGCTGGCCGATGAACGTCATGGCCGCGTTCATCGTGGTGGCCCCGTATCTGTGGTCGGCCACGAGCCTCCTGTACCTGTCGCGCAGGTTGTTGAGACGCTTGACCCTCAGCAGCGCGTCCTCGCATGATTCCTCGATGCCCTGGCAGAAGAACAGCAGCCATCCCTCCCAGTCGCCGCGCGTGGACACCTCCAGGAGCCTGTCCTGGTAGTCGGGGCGGCGCTGCTCGAACCATGGCGACACGGACAGCAGCGGTTGCGACAGCAGTCCGCGGGACATCATCTGCAGGAGTATGAGGAGCCTGCCGATGCGTCCGTTGCCGTCCGTGAATGGGTGCATGGTCTCGAACTGGTAGTGGAACATGGCCATGTCGAGCACCGCGAGCCCGGGCTCGTTGCGGCTGTTCCACCAGTCCATCAGCGCCCGCACCGCGATGTCGAGGTCCTGTCCGGGAGGCATGGGCACGAAGCGTGCGTCCTCGATCCTGCGGGTGGGCGATCCGATGAACACCTGGCTGTTGCGGATCTCGCCGGCCTGCGGGCCGTCGGATTTGGTGTCGGCTACGAGGAGGCGTTGGAGTTCGCGTGCGAGGCCGATTCCGATGGGGCGTCCCTCGCGCACGCTTCTGATGCCGTGGTCGGCGGCGTCGAGGTAGTTGAACACTTCGACGAGCGATTCGTTCCAGCCGGTCTTGTCGCCTCCGGGCTCGTAGTCCTGGGCGAGGACGGTCTCGATGCGTTCGTACGTGCCTTCGAGGGCGCTGGTGCTTTGGGCTTCGCGGCGCATGGTGGGGCGTCTCAGGAGGTCGGGGTTTGGTATTCCGTCGCCGAGTTCGCTGAGGCGCGCCAATGCCATGCTCGCGCGTGTGATGGCTCCGACGGCCTTTTGGGAGAGTTCCGGGTATTCGTCGCCGAGCGGGTCGGGCGTGAACGAGTAGGTCTCGTAGTGGATGAGCCCGTAGCGGCTTTGGTATTCGCCGGTGAGCTTCTGTAGTGTTCCGGTCTTCTTTTCGGTGAATGATTCTCTAAGCATGGCTCAACCTTACATGATTGACATATTTGAAACGCTAACATTCTCGATATTTTAGTTAACGGAATAATTGCGTTAACCAAAAACGAGCCTGTCGCATCACCTGCCGGGCGACCCGCTTTCTGAAGGATTCCGACACGTCTAAACGAATCTAAACGAATCTAAACGAATCTAAACGCGTCTAAAAGCGTCCGTCACCAGTCGGGGGTCTCGGCCTCGACGTCGCGGTTTCCGTCGGTGTTGGCGGCGAGGCCGTATCGTTCGTGGTCGCGGATCGCCGCCGCCACATCGTCGTCGGCGTCCGGTCTCGGGCAGGCCGGAACGGAAGAAGGGGAAGGGGAGGGAAGGCGCTCGCGGGCCTCGTAGGCGCGGGCGGCCTCAATGATCTCTCGCAGTGTGGTGACTGGGTCCACCTCGCAGGCCTGGCAGAGCAGTAAAAACTCTGAGAGCTTGATTGGTGCCTTTCTGCCCTTTTCAATGTCACTGATTCTGACATGACTCACGGCATTGTTCATCATGTCGGAAATTGTTCGATATGAATATCCAGAATCAGCAATGATCTTCGCTGCTGCTTGCTGGGAGGCGTAATCAAACGCCGTCCACTCGTACTTCGTAGCCATGTGCACAACGTTAGCACATGTTGACACGCCGCACTTGCGTAAGTTGTAAGCACGAGCTAACATTGGTCTCATCAAGTAAGCAGGTGCTTACAGATGGAGGTGGAAAACAATGACGATTGACAAGAAAGTCGATTGCACCAAGCTCGCAAAAGAAGTTGTCCGTCAGACAAGGAACGACGTTCTGATCAGCAAAACGCAGATGACTGACATTGCCGCTCGATGCAACCGAAATCGGACAACTGTCAGCCGCGCTCTTGATGCAGAGGACATGACGCTGAGCATGTGGTTCGCATCCGCGTCGGAAAGCCAAATCGACCCACTGGAGCTCATTGCCGAAAAAATCCGTGAGCTGTCGGCGCTCGCCGACATATGAATCGAAAGGAGAATCCGAAATGAGCAACGATATTAAGACTTGGCCGGCGACCAAGACCATTATTCCGGTTTCAGTTGAGGAGTTCAAGAAGAGGCAACCGGCATTGCTGGGCGCGATAAGGGAGGTTGTCCGCGAAGAGCTGGCCGCCCGCGAGGAATCGCCGGTGTTCGATCATCCGCAGGACATGCTGCTGGGCGGTTCCGAGGATTGGCACCCGCGATTCAAGGTCACCCCGGCGTTCGGTGATGGCAGGTTCCTGCTGACCATTCAGCTCGGCGCATCGTACGGGTTGAGCTTCCACTGTGATGCGCACGACCTGTACGAACTCGCGGAAGCGGCCGCGCAGGCCCTGAAGACCGCACGGCCGGAAAGCAACGAGCCTAGTATGACGCGACCCTCTGAGGACGCGTATGAACCACATCCCACCACGAGCATTCCGCGGGATTCACATACAGGTCCTCGACGGGGCCGTTAGCAGTACGGCTTGCACGAATCCTGAGGATGCGATGGTTCCGTGCGGCATCGGCCATATCTGCAAGGACCTGTGCCGGATCATCCGCCAACGCCCACTGCTCATACAAGGACCTATCGGCGTCATTATTGCCGATCCTCAAAAGTTCAGCCATATACATTCTTCCTTTCCCCGCCACCGGCGGATTGGTTTCCTGGCAGTTACCAGCGTACCGGCGGGGAAGGGTTCATACGAAAGAGAAAAAACATGAACAACGAAATACAACGATTCGACTTCAAGGGCGCGGCATTGCGCACCTTGACCGATGAGGAGGGGGAGCCTTGGTTCGTCGCCAAGGACGTATGCGCCGTGCTTGAGCTTAACAACGTTAGCCAAGCGTTGACACGGCTTGATGGCGACGAGAAGAGTTCCATCACTTTAAATGATGGAACTCCCGGCAGTCCAAACAAGTCAATCGTCTCCGAATCCGGCCTCTACGCTCTCGTGCTCGCATCCCGTAAGCCCGAGGCTCACGAGTTCCAGCGTTGGGTGACGCATGAGGTGCTGCCGTCCATCCGCAAGCACGGCGGCTATATGGCCGGCCAGGAACGGATGACACCGGAACAGATGGCGTTGGCCAGCATGCGATGGCTGCAATCCAAGGTCGACGAACAAGCCAAACAGCTCAAAGCCCAGGAAGGCAAGGTCCTGTTCGCCAACGCGGTCGAAACCGCGAGGACGTCCATTCTTGTGGGTGATTTCGCGAAGATCCTGAAAGGCAACGGCATCGACATCGGCCCACGGCGCCTGTTCGCCTGGCTCCGCGAGCATGGATGGCTCATCAAGGCCAAGGGCTCCAGTTGGAACATGCCCACGCAGAAGGCGATGGACCTTCACCTGTTCGAGGTCAAGGAGACGACCGTCAGCCACTCGGACGGGCACACCACGATCAGCAAGACGCCGAAGATGACCGGCAAGGGACAGACGTATTTCGCCAAACTGTTCCTCTCGAAACCAACACAGGAAGCGGGTGCGTGATGGGGATCGATAACTCTCTTGTGCCGTGCCGCGTCGACAAGCCGAATCCGTTCGAGGCACTGTTCGCGCTGATCTACATGGGTGTCGGAGCGGTCTGCCTGATTGCCGGCCTCCGCCGGATGGAACGTTGGGAGATCCTTTTCGGATTCGCGATGCTGATGGTCGCCTCGCAGGCATCCAACAGGTTTCTCGCACGCAAGCGGCTCTACGAGGACTGCTTGGTGTTCTGCAAGCCGTCGGAAGTCACCCAGGAAGCTGAAGGAAAGATGCCCCGGACGCGACAAGCTGACGGGCACCCTCGGAAAGAAGCGCTGAAATGAACGGTTTCGCTATCTTGCTCTTCAGGTTCTCCCATACCGTGGGCTTCCCGGTCTGTGATTCCGCCATGTACAGCACTCCGAACAGGGCCTGCAGGGAGACCTTCAGGTCGAACTCTTTCCCGGCCGCGTATTCGTCGAGGTTGCGTCTCGCTTCGGAGATGAGGTCCAGTATGTACACTCGCAGCGATGTCGGCAGACTGTCATCCTCTCGGACCGCCTTCAACGCCTCGTCCAGGAACTCGGAGATTGTCTTGCGTTCCTCTTCGGCGATGGAGATCGGTAGCGATGGCGATTTGTCGGCGATGATCTCCAATGCCTGCGCCTCGGCCGCATCCAGAGGGACATCCCGTTGCTGGGAAGTCGAGAAACCGACCCAGTATCCGTTTCCCGAAGAATTTGTGTACGACTCCCACAGTTTCTGCCATATCTGCGGCATGACGCTTTTCGTCGTGCCCAACCGTCTGACATTCATCTTGATCAGATTGTCCAAGCACGTTTCGGCGTCATGCATCCTGCTGAACGATGTGGATATCCCATCGTCGAATCCATCGTCCCTTTCCTCGATCTTGAAGAACTGCAGCATGTACTCGGCTGGGTTCATTGATTCTTCTCCTAACTGTTCGGCCCGCACGTCGGAAATGCGGGATGACACCGATTTTAGGAGGGGGCCGGGCGGTTCTCCTAACGCCGCCCGGCATTACACACGCAAAGGAGGCGCGTGATGGAAGACGATACGACGTTCGCTGCGCTCGCTGAGGTCCTGAAACCGATGAACACGACGAAGGACATCGCGGACCGTTGCGGCATCAAGGAGGGCACCTTGGCGTACTGGCGTGGTGCGGGAATCGGTCCGAAGTTCGTGAAGGTCGGACGGACCGTCATGTATCCGAAGGAGCCGATGATCGCCTACTTCAAGGAACACCTCTACCAGAGCACATGTGAATACGAGGGAAAGGAGTCGGCATGAAAACGATTCGCAAGGCCTGCGTGCAGGCAGTGTTCGACGAGTTCGAGACCCAGGGCGAAATAGTCCACCAATTCAACGGGGATGCGGAGGCCATGAGGCAGCTCGGCCACATCGTCGGCTACGTCGACCTTGACGTCACCGGAATAGTGGATCTCGTCATCGACACGATCAACGAGGAGCTGTGATGGCACTCAGGAGAATCGACGCGGAAACGCTGCTGATGCCACCCGAACCGCCGAAGGACACGGTGATCATGTTCGGCTTGACCGGCTATGCGATTCGCGTCACGGGCAAGGGCGCCAGCCTCATGGAGCTCGACGTCGACGGAAGCCAGGAGCTGGCGAGCATCGGGAAAGACCAGGCAAGGAAATTCATTCAAAAAATCGGAGGCGCAAGATGACCGACAACGATTATCGCATCGAGGACAGGTCCGAAAAGGGAAGGCCGAACTACACGCTCAGGCGTTTGAAGTTCGCGTTGGCCGTCGTCGGCCTGGTCGTGAGCGTGACGCTCATGCTCACCTGGCATGGCGGCGGCCTGACGGGCGCGCTTGTGGTGGAGGGCGTGTATCTGGCCACGGCCCTGTGGCTGACGGTCAGGTTCGCTCCACGCGATGACGTGGATGGCGTCTGACCGTATCCGCCGGCGTACAAGGACGCGGACGGATGGCGGAGGCGTGGGTCCCTTCATCTCACATTGCATTTCACGCATGCGCTCTCACGTCTTCCGCCGTCACGCCGTTCGCTGCGGGTTCGAATTCCGCCGCCGGCGCTTGGCCGGACCGTCAACGCCGCCCGCATCCCCGCTTCGTTCAGCTTTCTTGAGGGGTGTGGGAACGATGGGCGTGCTTCTTTGCTGTCATGGCGCCCAGCGGTCCGGCTCATATCAATCAATCTCATATCAATCAAGGTCAAGGGAGGAACCGATGAAGGAGATTCTGCCGCATTGGCATTTCAGTCCGAACGCTCCGGTCAAGGACGTCGGCACGAAGGGGATGACGCGTGGCGACAGGGCGGTGGCCGACGCGTGCCGTCGGGCGATGGAGAGCGAGGCGTGGAAGGAGCTGGTGATCCTCGAATCGTTGGGCGTGCGCTTCACCGAACTGGTGGGCCGGTTCGTGTCCGAGGTGGCGTCTCCCGTGTTGGAGGTGATGCCTGGCGACAGTTTCCATCAGGGCGCGAAGGCTCAGTTGTCGCACATGGTGAAGACCAGGGATGGTGGCGAGACCATCCGCATCATCAAGACTCTCGCCGTGAAAGGTAGGTTCTGATGGCTGGCGAGACGATCATCGCGGTGGTGGGCAATCTGACCGCGGATCCGGAGATTCGTACCACTGGCAGCGGCGCAGCCGTTGTCAGCTTCACGATTGCCTCAACCCCGCGCACCTGGAACCGTAACACGAACCAGTTCGAAGACGGTCAGGCTTTGTTCATGCGCTGCTCCGCGTGGCGCGACATGGCCGAACATTGCGCGCAAAGCCTGGCAAAGGGCATGCGTGTGATCGCCCAGGGCAGGCTGACGCAGCATTCATGGGAGGACGAGCAGCATCAGCGCCGAACTTCCATGGAATTGCAGGTGGACGAGATCGGGCCTTCCTTGAGATATGCGACCGCCGAGGTCACCAAGGCGCAGCGTGGCACGGCTGGAGCGTATGGCAATCCGTCCTCCGCTCCGGCGGGCTATACGGGCGGAGCCACCGCTGCCGGTGCTTCGTTGCCGCCGTCCGACCCGTGGGGTTCGGCTTCGGGTTCGTCGTCATCGTTCGGTGATTTCGGCAAGCCGGAATCCGAACCGGAATTCTGATGAAAGGAATGGATCATGGGCATCACCATAGAGAATCTGCAGGTGGACGACCTGCATGCCAACCCGCATAATCCACGCAAGCAGATCGGCGACGTGGAAGAACTGGCGTCGAGCATCCGAAGCCAGGGCATCAAACAGCCTTTGCTGGTCACGCCGAACGGCGAGACGGACATCGACGGACACAAGCAGTACCGTGTCGTGATCGGCCACCGCAGGCTCGCCGCGGCCAGACAGGCGGGACTCTCGACCGTGCCCGCGATCGTCGAGGAGATGGACGCGCGCCGCGAACGCGAGATCATGCTCGTGGAGAACACGCAACGCTCCGACCTGACTCCCGTGGAGGAGGCCGACGGCTACCAAGGGCTTCTCGACCTGGGCGTGCGGGTCAAGGAGATGGCCGAGAAGACGGGACGCAGCGACCGGTTCGTTCGCAGACGGTTGAAGATAGCCAGAATCCCGCAGGAGACGCGCGACATGTCCGCCGATTTCAGCCAACTGTCGCTCGACCAGTTGGACAAGCTCGCCGAATTCGAATCCGACCCCGACATGCAACGCGAGCTCGCACGGTCCACCGACTTCGAATGGACATACCGAAGGCTCGTCAGCGAACGCGACAAGACGAAATGGTGCGGTGAGGCCGACAAGGCGCTCGCCAAGGCCGGCGTCAGGGTCGAATCCTTCCCCGACGGGAAGAACTATTGGACGTTCGAACCGCGCGGCTACAGGCGGCATAACATCATTTCCTCCACTCGGGATCCGTTCTGGAAGCAGTTCACGGGCGAGGATGGGTGGCCGGAATTCTGCGTCTTCAAGAACCACGGCGACTACTGCCTGTACGAGCCGATTCCACTCGACCAGCTCGAATGGGCTGAGAGCGCGAAAGCCGAACGTCAGGCCATCATGGCACGGGGGAAGGAATTCGACCGCAAGGCTAGGGACTTCGAGGCGATTGCGAGGGACACGCGTTTCGCATGGCTGAAAACCAACCTCCACACGCTCACCCGCGAACAGACAGTGGCGGGAATCTGCGAACTCGCGCTCGCTGAGACGGTCGGCTGGCATTCGATGTTCGTGGGCCAGCCAATCCATGGCGAGGGTGTCGTGGAGGCGCTCATCGGTTTTGGATGGAATCTGCCGATCACTGAGCATGACGGCGACCACTGGTCGTTGGAATGCAAGGAGAACCTCGACCAGATCCGCATGGTGTTGAGGGACAGGCCGCTGCGGATCCTCGACGTGCTGGCCGCACGCCAGGAGGACAACGCCGATTGGCGTGCGTGGCGCACCATGCGCGGCGTTGATGAGATGTGCGTCTGGTACGGCGCATTGGAACACCTCGGATACCAGCCCAGTGCGGAGGAACGCGAGGCACTCAAGGGCGCGATGGTCGAAAAGGAGCAGGAATCATGAGTATGAAGGCATTGGAGTGGGCCATGTACGACGTGCCCGCCGAAATGACCAAAGGATCGCTTCTCCGCATCCTCCTCGCGCTCGCCGACCATGCCGACACCGAAGGAAACGGCGCGTTCCCATCCCAGAAACGCCTATGCGCGCTCACTGGGTACAGCCGCCGCACTATCCAGCACGGACTCCACGACCTGGAGGCATCCGGACTGATTGTCAAAGGCGACCAGAGACTCACCGAACACTACGGACGCCACCGCCCGATCGTATGGAACCTCACCATGGAGGATTTCAGGGGCGTAAAAACTGCGCCCCTAAAAAAGAACGAATCCGAGGCGCAGCATACTACGCCTCAAAACAGCCAAGAGGCGCAATTAGGGGCGCAAAAAACAGCCGTTAGAGGCGCAATTAGGGGCGCAATATCACTACGCCCAAACCTATATAAGGAAGAAAGTTATATAGAACCTAGAGAGAGTAACGCGCGCGCGAGAAAACAAATCCCAATACCAGCCGACTGGAAACCCTCTGAGGAACACCGGGCGCTCGCCGACCGGCTAGGCATCGACTGCGACATCGAAGCCGAAAAATTCCGCGACAGAGCCCTCGACTCGGCAGCCCGCTCGGCCGACTGGAACGCGAAATACCGCAACTGGCTCGTCAAAGGCAAGGAACGCGGATTCGCCACACCCAAAACCGGCACTCGCCGGTATACGTGGGGCAGCGAAGAGGTCAAACGGGTGCTCGGCCCGATAGCCTGCGAGGGCACGGACACGTACATGGAGCTCGCATGCAAGGTCGCGGACCTGCTCAACCAGGGCTTGGACCCGGACATGCTACGCCGTCAGCTCGCAAACGTGCCCGGCGACGTATTGGCCGAACAACTGTTCGAACAGGAGGCGGCGGCATGAACGCCATGACCATCGCACACATGGCCGGCATCCTCACCTCGGCCATCCAAGCCGCCGACCGATTGGAACTCGACGCGCTCAAAGGCCCGGCGCTCGCCGATATGGACCTTGACCGCATCCGCGATATCAAACGCGACTGCTCGACCTGCATCAACCTGCTCGACCAGTTCGGAAGGGAGCGACGATGAGCGACCGGCAATTCCAGGAATCGAAACGCGTCGCCTTGCAACGTCAGGGCTGGCATTGCATGCGTTGCGGACGCAACCTGCACGACCCGAGTGTCTGGCCGGGTAGGAGCGGCCACCACCGGCAGTTGCGCCGTCGGGCCGACCCGACCGTGCGTGACCTGCCGTGCAACATCGTGGAACTGTGCGGTTCCGGCACGACCGGCTGTCATGGTTGGACGCACGCGCATCCGGCCGAGGCGGAACGGTTCGGCTACATCATCCCGAGCTGGCGCGCTCCGCTCAGCGTGCCGATACGCGACTGGAACGGCGACTGGTGGTGGCTGCTGGATGACGGCACGGCGCAACGGCTCACGCAAATCGAAATCATCGAATGGCAAAGCAATTGGAAGGAAGAATCATGAGGAAACAGGACGAAGATCTGAACGTGAAGCCGGAGGCGCTGCTCTGGCTCGATTTCGAAACGACCGGCACGGACAGGGATGACAGTCTGCCGTTGGAGGTCGGCATGGAATGCACCGACGTGCTGGGCGAACATTCGTATGGATCCCTGCATCGCATCATCAGACCGGACTATCTCGACCTGTTGGACATGGGCCCGGTCGCGTTCTCGATGCATACGGACAATGGATTGCTGTTCGAACTGTTGAATGGTTCGCCGCAGGATGACTGCGTGGGCGCGGTGTCGAACGCGGTGGAGGAGTATCTCGACTCGCTCTCGCAACGCTTCACGCTGGTTCCGGCCGGTACGAACGTGGATTTCGACATCGACTTCCTGAAACGTCTCGATATGGACCCGGACAGGTGGCTGTCCTACCGCAAGTTCGACCTGACCACGCTCCGCCGCTACCTCACGTTCCTGGACTGCCCCGAAGACCCGTACGTGACGCATTCCGGCACGCACAGGGTACGCTACTGCATCCGACGCGACATCAACGACTACAAGTGGTACCGCAAGCTCCTGAAGGGAGCATGGTGATGACCGTGGCCGCCATGATGCTCCTGTGCGCGGCCGTCCTGGTCGCTTGGATCGGAGGCAGGCCATGACGGTCCAGACGCATACGGCGTGGCAGTACCGGAATCCCGCCGACCTGATCGGCCGGCGATGCATCGCGCTCACCAGCATGGATGTCACGTTGGACGGCCCATTGGATCTGATCCGGTTGAGTCCGGTCCACGCGGTCCTGAAATACCGGGGCATCGGCCTGCATGTCATCGACTGCGACCTGCGCCACCATACGAACAAAACCTCGGACGGCATCCGCGCCGTCGTCATCACGGAAGGCAAACCATGAAAAACATCACATCGCATGCCAGGAAATGGCATAGGACCAGTCCATGCCCCTACTGCGGCACGAGGAAGCCAAGCATCGAACCCTACGCCCGAATCATCGGAGCCAAGATGCACTGCATCTGGATCGCCAAATGCCGTGGATGTCCGAACGCCGTCTGGATCACTACCCCGGACGACAGCATCAAAACCGCGATCCGCGGATGGAACCGATACGCCAACGGCGGATGGCGCAAACACCAGGAGGAAACGAAATGAGAAAAACAACACGCATCACACTCGCCATCACCGTCATATGCATGGCGCTCGCCGGATGCGGGAGCGCGTCGGAGCCTTCGACGCCAGCGCATGCGGTCAGGTCCATCGACTCGCAATGCTCCGACATGGACGACGAATTCAGCGAATGCGTCATCACCCTGACCGACACGAGGAAAGTGGACTGCGTCGTCTACTCGGACTACAACCAGGGCGGCCTGTCCTGCGACTGGAGACATGTGAGCGGAGCCGACAAGGAGCCGGCAAGATGAGCTACCAGGAAATCCATGAGCTGTTCGTCATCTGCGACGAGTGCCACACACGCCTTTCCGTCGACGACGCGACCTACGAGGGCGCCGACAACGAGGCCGCCGACCACGGCTGGCAATGCGACGAGCTCCAAGGCAGGCACTACTGCCCGCTCCACTGGCACGTCGAATGCCATGACTGCGACATCACCGACAGTGGAGCGCCGGACGAACTGGAAGCCGCGGGATGGCACATCGACCGAGATTATCCATGCGACAGCCTCTGTCCGAACCACCGCCATCTCGCATGCCGCGAATGCCGCAAGTGGGATGTCGGACCGCTGCACCGGCTCGAATACGAGGGATGGCAGGTAAATGCAGACGATTTCAAGAAGAGCCTCTGCCCGGAATGCGTAAAAAACAAGAAGGAAACGAAATGAAAGTGAAGAAAGTCCTCATAGACATGATCGTCAAATGGCATCAGGCCGGATACAGCCTCGATGAGATCGCGCCACTGATGCCACAAGTCCCCAAAGAGGAAATCAAAGCGATCATCCAACACACCCGCGAATAACAAGAAACCCGACCTTCCGGCCGGGCTCCTGACACCACCAGAAGACTACCACGCCGGAGGGAATCGAACAAATGAACGAACCAACCAACGAATCCCAACCAACACCAAACCAGACACAACCAGCACAAACCAACCAACACAAGCCAGCGCTCGCCGGCATGTGCCAAGTGTGCGGCGGGGAGTGCAATCTGCGCAATACGCTGTGTGACAAGTGCGATGCCGTAATGAGGGGATGGCTCCGCGACTATCCGTCATGGATCCAGGTCCTGCGCGAGTTTCTGGACAGCACCGCACATTACGGTGGCCATCAGCCCGGCCGTACCAATTTGGCTTCGGCTCCGACGCCGGTCAGGTTGTCTGTGATTGACCATCTGCAGGAGATCGATGATCTGGCTGTCGCTCTTTGGCGGCGGTTGTATGCTCCGCCGGCCATGCCATGGGCCGATAGCAGGATTCATCCGTCCGTGTTGAAATGCCTGAGTATCTGCGCGGATTGCAATCGTCTTTCACGATTGCCGGACATTGGTCTGATTTGGCATGACTGGGAGCGGTTGGCGCGCAAGACGCTGGGCATCATCGACGTGCCGCCATCCAAGCATGGTATCGGCAGGTGCCTGAATCCTCTGTGCGGCGTGGAGCTGAGTGCGGAGGTCGGCGCGGTAAATGTTGACTGTCCGGTGTGCGGCAACACTCATCGCGTGGTCGACGTGCGATTGGGGTTCCTGAAGGAGTGCATCGAATCCGGCAGGGCGTTCACGGCGGGGGAGTGCGCGGAGCTGCTGCGCGAATGCGGGTTCCAGTGCAGCGTGAACACGATCTACTCGTGGCGCAAGCGCGGCAGGATCCAACCGGCCGGCAGAAACGAGAAGGGACAGCCGCTGTACCGCCTGTCCGACGTACACGCGCGCCTCGCCCGGCATGACGTGATTTGACATTTTTCAAAGTGCAAGGCAGAATTGTCAGTGGATTAAAGGGTTCAAACCGGAAAACGGTTTGAACCCTTTTCATATCCACCGATGGATTCTCCTAACTCCTTGGGTTATATCCCGTCCTGTCCGAACGGCATATCGGACACGCTCCGCCCACTCCCGTCAGAGTGGGCATACCTCAATGTGGCAGGCAAGCCAATCCCGTGCTTCCGTGATGCGGTGATGCTCAAATCCGCCTGCCGGTATGCCTTCGTAGGAATCAGTGGTAGATCGTACCGGCCGCGAGTCTTTATTGGATTCTCTTCCTTGTGGCCGCGTGTGGACGCGGGTTCGAATCCCGCCGAAGGCACCCATGAAACAAATCCGGGGTAGGGGTATTGACAATCCGGGAGGGGTATTCGCAGATGATGGGGAGCCCCTACAAGACACGGGAGTGTCCATATACGGGAGCCCCTATACCGGCATTCCAGCAAGCCAACGGCGAAGATAGTCGTCGGCAAATCCACGGCACCCCGGGGCTCATACATGCGGGGAGACCACATGAGCAAGCGGCGCAACGAGCGTGTCAGCAACGGCTGGCGGCGCAGACAGCTCAGGGCAAGAGTCCTGGCCGCATACGACGTGTGCGCCATCTGCGCCCAGCCGGTCGACAAGACATTGAAGACACCACATCCGATGAGCGCCGAAGTCGACGAGCTCATACCAGTCTCACGCGGCGGTGATCCATACAGCTTCGCGAACTGCAGGCTCACGCACCGCAGATGCAACAGGATGAAGAGCGACAAGACAGACGAACACGCACGAGCGCTGCTGGCTGGCAGACAGGAAGTGAAAGCAAGCTCGATGCCGTTCAAAACGTTCGGCATCTGACTCCGATACCAGGGCGGGGACCCCGGGTACACCCCCTCCCGGTCGCCTCGGGTGCAGTGCCGATTTCTCCCCGCGGATTCAAACGTCGGAAACAGGGGAAACAACGAAAGGTCGGAAAGCGAGGATTACGCCGATGAAGTGCGAACTCTGCGGCAAGGAATTCCAGCCTTCCGGCCACGGGCGGCCTCAGAAGTACTGTTCCAAGTCCTGCCGCCAGAAAGCCGATTATCGTCGGAAAAAGAACAGGCCCGCACAGGACCGGAACAGTAAGCCGCCCGTCAAAGCCGTGGAAACGAAACAGAAGCCGGAGCAGGATCTCGACCAGCGGAGCTTCGAACGGATGATGGACGGCAGCATGCTGGACATACTGCGAGACAACCGTGACCTGCTGCTCAAGGCCATGGCCGATCCCACGACGCCGGCGAACGCGCTGCCCGCGATCAGCCGCCAGCTCATCGCCGTATGCGACCGCATCGAATCGCTCCAGGTCGGTGGCCTGACCGACCTGCTGGACGATGAGGAAGACGAGGTGACGGACGATGTCGGAGCGTCGATTGTCTGAAATCGCCAAGGTCCTCCGCCAGCCGGAAGGCATCGTCGGCAGCGAGTTCACGCGAATCAACAAAGCTGCGCGCAAGGCCGGCATCCGTTTCGACTTGTGGCAGCAGGGCTTCTTGTGGCTTCTGTTCGCCAAGAACGCGGAAGGCAAGTATGCGTGTGGCGCGGACGGCGCCGTGCTGTCCAGCTGCAGGCAGATCGGCAAGACCTTCACCGTCGGCACCGCGTTGTTCCTCAAGGCGATACTCACACCGAACCTGAAAGCCATCTGGACCGCCCACCATACGCGCACCAGCGACGAGACATTCGCGGACATGTGCGAGATGGAGCACAATCCAGTGCTCGGCCGGTACGTGGAACGCATTCGCAGAGCAAACGGCCAACAGGAGATCACGTTCACGTCCGGCAGCCGCATCATGTTCGGCGCCCGCGAAAACGGTTTCGGCCGAGGATTGCACAGCGTGGACGTGGCCGTGTTCGACGAAGCGCAGATCCTCACAGTGCGCGCGATGGACAACATGATTCCGGTTTTGAACACGAGTCCTAACCCCCTGGTCGTGTATATGGGCAATCCACCCAAGCCGGGAGACCAGTGCGATGCGTTCACGGAGAAACGCATGCATGCGCTGAACCATGACGGAAACCTCCTCTACGTGGAGCTCGCCGCCGACAAGGACGCGGATCCGGACGACCGCGAACAGTGGGCTAAAGCGAATCCCAGCTATCCGAAACGTACAAGCGAACAGGCAATCATGCGCATGCGCAACAACCTGTCGGACGATTCATTCCGTCGTGAGGCGCTTGGCATATGGGACGAGACCGCCACCGCATACGCCATCAGTCCCGACCTGTGGCAGGCCGCGGCCGTCGACGACGTGCCCGAGGGCGGCACGGTGAGCTTCGGCATCGACATGCCTCCGGACAGGAGCGTGCTGACCATCGGAGCGGCGCTACGATACGCGGACGGTTCGGCCATCGTCCAGATGGCGAACATCAAGGACGCGCGGCAGGCGGGAACCATGTGGGCCGTGGACTGGCTCGCTGAACGCTGGCCGAAGACCGCCAGCGTGGTCATCGACGCCCAGTCGCCCGCTATGAGCCTGCTGCCGGAACTGAAGAAAGCACATGTGAAGGTCATGGTCACGAACATGCAGGAGATGGGCCGCGCATGTGGCCGGTTCCTCGACATGCTCAAAGCCGGAACGCTCAAGCATCCGCGGGACGAATACCAGCCGCAGCTGGCCGCAGCCGTCAAGGGCGCGACCACGCGCCCATTGGGACAGTCCGGCGCGATCGCCTGGAACAAACTCGGCAGTGACATTGACATAACCCCGCTCGTGTCCACCACACTCGCCCTGTACGGGGCGTGCACGACGAAACGACATCCGGGAAGACGACAGGAGGTGATGGTCTGATGGTGTTCTACATGGCCGACGGCACTACGGTAAGCACGGCACCGAAATTCACCGGCAGTAGCTACCTCGATACCGCGAGCGGCAACATCGGCGCCATCCTCGGCGTCGACGACGAGGACATGCCCATCATCCACGAACTGTTGCGCGTATGGCGAGAGAAATATCCACGCAACCTGATCCGCGGAGCCTACTACGACTGCAAGGAACGGTTCAAGGACTTCGGAATCTCCATCCCGGACCAGATCAAAAACAAGGTCGAGGCGATGATTGGATGGCCGGAACTGGCCGTCCGCTCATTGAGCGATTTGAGCGACCTGGAAGGGTTCAGCATTTCCGGTGACGACACGATGGGTGTTGGCGACCTGTTCGAGGACAACCAATTGGACGTGGCCACGTCCGAACTGATCGTATCCGCATACAAGCATTCATGCAGTTTCCTGACCATCGCCGCAGACCCGGAGGATCCGGAACGAATCAGTATGATTCCGCGTTCCGCCGACTGGTCCGCGGGCATCTGGGACCGGCGCGACCATCGTCTGGCCGCCGCGTTGACCATCACCGAGGACGATAAGGACGGGCGGATATGCGCGTTCAACGTGTGGCTTCCAGGCAAGGTCTACGAATGCTCCGGCCACCTGATGCCATGGCGTGCGGAGAAAAGCGAAACGAACTTCGATCAGCCGACGGTCGTCTCGCTCGCCTATGACAGGCAGATGGACCGGCCGTTCGGCCACAGCCGCATCAGCCGTTCGCTCATGAGCCTTGTCGATGCTGGATTCCGTACCGTGGTCCGCATGGAGGCGTCTGCCGAATTCTATTCCGTCCCCAAACTCTGGTTCATCGGAGCGAACAGGGACGCGTTCAGTAGCAACACGTGGAAGAGCCTCATCCAGGCGATCAACGCGATCAGTGCCGACGAGGACGGCAACCTTCCCCAATTGCAGCAGGTGCAGCAGGCGTCCATGACACCCCATTCGGACATGCTCAAGACGATGGCCATGCTCGTCGCCTCGCAGACCCGGGTGCCGGTCGACTACCTGGGCATCACATTGGACAACCCGACCAGTGCCGAGGCCATGGCGTCCGCCGAACGACGTCTGACACGCATCGCAGACAAGCAGAACGTGGCCTTCGGACGGGACTCAAACGGGCCATGGGCATCGCCGTGGCGTTGCGCGAAGGCGCGAACACGATACCGGACTCCATACGCGACGTGCACCCGGTATGGGCACCGACAAGGGAGGTCTCCGATGCGGCGCGCGCCGACGCGTTCACGAAGATCGCCGACAAGGTCACCGGCTACGCCGACTCCGACGTCGGACTCGAACGCCTCGGCCTGAGCCGTGAGGAAATCACGCGTCTACGCGCCGACCAGCGCAAGGCACGCGCGCAGAACGTCGTGGACCAGCTCAAGATCCGCGCGGCGCAAAACAGCCAGCAGCAGGAGGCGTCAGATGAATCTGAACAATCTGAATCTGCCTCCGGAACGCCGCAAAGCATTGGAACAGGTGCTTGACCAAGCATGGAAGGACTACCAGGACAACCTCACGAACCTGACCGACGCGGCTGCCGATGAAATCGAGACCGTACTGGAACGCGACCCGTTGAACGCGCGCGAAACGGTGCGTGAATATACGGCCGCGGCCAACCGCCTCGCCGACGACTATTATGCGACGGTACGCACCGCATGGGCCGAATACGCTGGCGTGACCATGCCAGACTTCGACCCTGGATCTGACCTGGAACCGGAACGGGTACTTTGGCAGGTCCAAGGCGGCTTCGCCAACACCGACTACAACGGATTGACCTACTCGCAGGTCATGTCAGGCCAGGCACGATCCGGCGCGACCATCGACGACCTGTGGCCATCATTCTCGAACATCGACGACGCGCAACAGTTCATCACCGACATGATCCGCACCGGCGCCCGATTGACCGAACGACGGAACATACGACTCGACCCCACGAAACCAAAATGGGCGAGAGTACCAAAAGGTCCCAAAACATGCGCGTTCTGCGCCATGCTCGCCTCACGCGGCTACGCATACACCAGCGAGGAAGCGGCAGGTGGCAAAGGCAACATCTACCACGCCGACTGCCATTGCCAACCCATGCCGAACTGGGGCAAACAGGTGCTCGCCGGATACGACGAAACCGCATACAAAGCCGAATACGAGCGAATGAAAGCGCTCGCCGACCGCGAATACGATGGAGACATTCTCAAAGCGTACAGGAGCTCTCCCGGCGTGTGCACGGATTCCGTGGTCCCCGAAGCATTGAAGAAGACTCCGGGCCGTCCGCCGAAGTTCGACGCGAAGCATCCGTTTAGGACCTTCCTTGGAAGCGGAAACCTGAGGGATGCGGTCGTGGGGACGAATCCGATGTTCGATGAGGGTCCGGAATACAGGAACAACTGCCAGCGTTGCGTCGTCGCTTACGAAATGCGCAGGCGAGGATACGCAGTCACCGCGATGCCGAGGCCGATGGATCCCAGGACAGGACTTCCGGCCTTGGACACGGACACTAACCGGTGGGGAAGCTCCTTTAAAGGCGATTGGCGGTCTTGTGGCTCCGATTCAGGTCTTGATGGCGCTTCGGCGCTTTTGGATGAATGGGGCAAAGGCAGCCGCGCGTTCGTCGAAGTGGAGTGGCTTGATGGAACGAGGCATGTCTTCGTCGCGGAGAACCTGAAAGACGGGATACATTTCATGGACCCGCAAACCGGGTCGATGAACGTGTCAAGGTATTTCGAAATGGTCAACCATGGCATGACACGTATAATGAGGGTAGACGATGCGGAACCTACTGAACTGGTGTTGAAATACTGCAAGGAGGGCCAGAGATGATATTGACGGATGCCATCGGCCTCGTCCTTGCCGAATATCCCGGCATGAGGGCGATAGGCGCTGCGGAAAATTCCGACGCATGGATCATCGGCCTTGATTTCGCCGCTTCGACCAGTGAACATCCGGTACCTGGGACGCCAAGCATCGCGGTCGATAAAACATCAGGCGTTTTGCATAGCCTTACTCCTGGAACGGATGAATTCTGGCATTACATGACCGGTGCCAGGAAAGTGCCCATCCCACAGGTCTGAAATCATTCCAAGCCACCCACATGGGTGGCTTTTCTTATGCCATTTTTGGTGGATTGCCGGAGTAGACGAACGGATCCGACTGTAAATCGGGTGCTTCACAGCCACGCAGGTGCGAATCCTGCATCCACCACTCGACCAGCCGGTCCGGTTGGCGGCGACCATGCGCCGTATCGCGTGGGAGGACCATACAGCGCACCGTGGCGCGGTCGAACTCGAATCCACGGGAAACAGCAAGAAGGAGCACAGCATGTTCAACAGATTCCGATTCCCGGCCCGTATCCGTCTCATCGACGGCGGCGGGGACGAGGGCGGTTCCGGCGATAGTGGCGACGGCGGCGAGCCGAAATCGTTCACCCAGGAACAGGTCGACCAGATCGTCGAGAAAAGGTTGGCGAAGGAGCGCGGCAAGTACAAGGACTACGACGAGCTCAAATCAAAAGCCATGAAACTCGACGAGATGGAGAACGCCGGAAAGAGCGAAATCGACAAGCTTAAGGAATCGAACGCCGCATTGCGCAAGCAGATCGACGACGCTGCGGCCGAGAAACAGCACGCCGAATGGGTGTCCGAAGTCGCCAAAGACAAGGACGTTCCGGCCGAACTGCTCCGCGGCGGCAGCAAAGAGGAACTCGAAGCGCATGCGGACCTCCTGCGAGCGGCATTGCATCCAGCATCCAAGCCGCCGAGGGTGAAGAACCAGACAGGCTCTCCTTCGCACCAGAACAACAACAAGGACGCCGAAGAGCTCTCGTACATCCATCAGCTCCTCGGCAGATAACGACTGAAAGGACAAGCCATCATGGCGATGAAAACAGACCAGATCAAGCTCCCCGTGAGCGTGGCCACCGAAATCGTGAACAAGGCCAAGGACACCAGCACCATCGCGTCCCTGAGCCCCAGCACGCCGCAGATCTTCTCCGACGCCGACTACCTCGTGTTCAACGGCAAGAGCGAAGCCGAGGTCGTGGCCGAAGGCGCGGTCAAGAACAGTTACGAGCAGACCGTGGATTCCGTCGTGGCGAAGCGCTTCAAGGTGCAGACTACCACCCGCGTCACGAGCGAACTCCAGTGGGCCGACGAGGACAACCAGCTGCAGATCATCCGCAGCATCCAGGCGGATCAGGCAGCCGCTTTGGGCCGTGCGCTCGACTACGTGATCTACCATGCGATTAACCCGAAGACCGGCACCGCGCTTTCCGGATTCAACCCGTTGAGCACGTCCGCCGTGCAGGTGATCGCCGGCGATGACGAAATCAGCAACGTGGACGCCCTGGCCGATGCGCTGAACGACTCCTACGACATCAACGGCGTGGCATTGTCCAAGACTTGGGCGTCCCGTCTGCGCAAGCTGCGCGTCCCCTCCACCGGCATGCGCTTTTATCCGGAGATTCCGCTGAACCTGCAGGCCGGCAGCCTGGACGGCATCACCGCCGCGACCTCTGGCACCGTCAACGGACGACTGGCCTCGACCCCGACGAAGGTGCTCGCGTTCATGGGAGACTTCAGCCTCATCAAATGGGGCATGGTCCGCGACCTGACCAGCGAGATTATCGCCTACGGCGACCCGGACCAGACCGGCGTGGACCTGAAGGCCCACAACCAGATCGCATACCGTACCGAAGCGATGTACGCGTTCGCCGTCATCGACCCGAACGCGTTCGCCGTGCTCAAGACCAAGTGAGGTGAACGATGAGTTTCCCCATCCAGACGCTTGTGATCAACCCTGCAGGCGAGGAAAAGCACACTGTCGGCCCGTTGGACGCGCAGGTGCGGCTTGTCAACACTGACGGCACCGCCTTCTCCGCCGGTTCCGGTGCCTACGAACTGCCGGAGGCCGGCAAGGACACCCTCGGCGGCATCAAGCAGTTCGCGCCCGAACAGACGATTGGCAACGTTGACGGCAACATCGTCAAGGCCGCCGCAGCCGCTCCGACCAAGGATGAATTCGACAAGCTCGTCACGGCTTTCAATACTTTGGCGAAACAGTTCGATGACACTATCACCGGCCTCGCGGCCTCCGGGGTGATCAAGCTGCCGGACAAGAAGTGACCATGACGGACGAACCGGACATGTTCGCCACCTCCGACGATCTCGAACGGAGGTGGCACAAGCTCACCGACGAGGAACGTCAGAAAGCCGACACGCATCTCGCGGACGTGACCGACTACATCAAGGAACGCTCGCCCATCTGGCGGCGGCTCCTCGAAGAACGGCCACGCCTGCTGACGAAGATCACCTGCGACATCGTCCGCAGAATCATGCAGGCCGACCCGTACGACATTCCCGGCGGCATCACGCAGATGAACCAGACCACCGGCAGCTTCAGCGAACAATACAGTTTCGGAGCGCCCACCGGCGATCTCTGGCTGCGCGACGACGAGAAACGCATCCTTGGCATCAACGCTCAGCGCGCGTTCAGCGTCGACATGGCAACGGGGGAGACGTCCTAGTGGAAACCATCGAAGTGTGGCGCGGCCAGTCCACCACCGACACGGACGGCAACCCCATCCAGGGCAAACCCGCCCGCGTCGGCACGTTCCAGGCGATGGTCGCGCCAACCTCCACCACCGACCAGACCGAGGAGAACGCCAGCCCGCAGACCACCGAATACACGATCCACATCCGCGGTAGCCAACCGACCGGCATCCAAGCCACCGACCTGATCAAAGTCAGAGGCATCCTCCTGCCCGTCAAAGGAAAACCGCAAGTGTGGAACAACCTCCACGGACGCCACATCGGCGACGTCATCACCGTGGGCGAACGGGAAGGATAAGCATGGCCAAACGATGCAGATTCGTATTCAACCGCAAGGCGTTCAGCCAACAGGTCCTCAAAAACGAGACATTGCGCTCGCGCATGAGGGACGCGGCCGAAGCCGCCGTAGAGGATGACCGTTGCATGGTCCGCGACCATGACGGCAAGAACCGCAGCGGCGTGGCGATCATCTGCCCGGCACCGGTGGAGAAGGCGCACGGCACGTTGGAGGACACGCTCGGAAGGATGCGCGTATGAGCATCCCGGTCACTCCCCGGCGCACGGAACCCCTGCTCCTGCCCAAACTGAGGACACTGTTCCCGGACGTGACGTTCGACACCATCGAACGAAGCGACCTCGAACCTCCCTTCACCGAAGCCACGCTGGCCGACTCCATGCAAGGCATGAGCACCCCAATCTCGCAGTACGTGCGGCTGCGGCTGAGCGTGCGCTGCATGAGAGAGGACCATACGGGCGACTGGGACAAGGCCGCACGCCTGTGGGCCGACATCGCGAGGGAGATCATCGGGCTCGGAACCGTCGCGCCGCTCATCGACGCGTCACTCGAATCCGGGCCGGTACGCATGACTGACGAGGACAAGAGGCTGGTGTGCGCGTACGGAGTGCTCCTGCTCGAGGTCACCGTCAACTGAAACACAACCAAAGACAACGTGCCGCCACACGCGAAGAACGGAAAGGTGCAGACGAATGTCTGACAACAACGAAAAAACCACCGTCGCCGCGCAGGGCGCGACCGACTACGGGTACGTGTCCAGCGGCAACACCGCAGGCAACGTGCGCCTGATCAAGAACTACGCGCTGTTCCTGTTCCCCAAGGGCGACAGCACGTTCGTGGCTCCGACCGGAGTGGCCTGGACCCCGCCGGCAAGCAAGAAGCCGATCGGCTACTCCACGGAGGACGGCGCCGTACTGCATCCGGAACCGGGCGACAGCACCGACTACAAGGCCCACAACGGCGACATCGTGCTGTCCGACACGGATCCGGGCTACTGGACCCTGCAGCTCGCCGCCATGGAGGGCCGCAAGGATGTGGTGTCGGCCTACTTCGACGTGGACGTCGATTCGGACGGCGGCATCAGCATCAAGGGCGCCGGATTGAAGAAGGAGTGGATCCTCGTGCTGGTCGCGCTCGACCAGCAGGACCGTCCGTTCCTCCTGTACGGCACCAACGCGAAGGTGAGCGACCGTGACGACGTGAGCCTGAAATCCAGCGAGATCATGAACTTCAGCATGACGTTCAAGATGCTCAAGGGCACCAACGGCGAACAGTTCCACGCATGGGGCCTCGTCACTGAAGACGCCAAGTGACCCATTGATTCTTCCCGTGCGGCCGATGGCGGTCGGCCGCACGGGACACCCATTCAACCGCCAACCATTAGAACGGAGCCAACATGAGCGACAAAGAATACCATGTCGTGGACGTAGACCTGACCGAAGCGGAAGAGCTCAAACCCGACGTGCACCTCGAGGTCGCCGGCGTCAAACTCGACCTGCCGAACCTCAACAACGCGGAACTGCCCATCGAACTCGTCCAGGCCATCCTCCTGATCAAAAGCAAGCCCGCATTGTCCGACGAGGAAACCACGGCCTGCGTGAGCACGTTCCTCGCCTACTTCCAGACGATGCAGCCGAACTTCTGGAACGTGCTGCGCAAGACCAAACGTCCGATGGCCTACCTCACCGCGACCATCAAGGCGTGGGCCGAGGAATCCGGACTGGACCCAAAAGCGTTTACCTCGCCCACCTCTGGAACAACAATCGCGCGGCACTAGCCTACGACTGGATCCGAGCGTACGGGCAGATCTACAGGCCCGTACGCTTCCGGGAATGGGTTGAAGGCCAACGTCCACGAGTCGATTGGGGACTCGCCTGGGCGTTGACCCGCGAAATCCTCAAAGACCATACGAGCCACTCGTGGATGGCGTTGCAGAACGCCGTCTACGCGCCCGACGGAGCCGAACAGGCGGTCTGGACGCTGTCCGGACAACGCAAACGCCCATGGTTCGACCACGAGCACGACCCGCTCCGCCCGCCAACCCCGACGCACAACCTCACCCGCCGTCAACGCGAGGACAGGGAACGGCTCAAAGCCTACTTCCACATCAACGACGACCTCTGACTCCGACCGCCATCGGAATCCCAACCTACGAATAAGGAAACACGATGGCAGCACAGGACATAGGCGTCGCATACGTCCACGTCGAACCATCCGGCAAAGGATTCGGCAAAAGCATCGAAGGCGACATCGGCGACGCCGTCAACAAAGCCTCCAAGAAAAGCTCCAGCACCCTCATCTCGAAGATCGGCGGAGCATTCGGCAAAATCGGCAAGGTCGGCACAGGCGCGATCGCCACCCTCGCCGGCGGCATCACCGCATTGGCCGCCAAAGGCGGCTTCACCCGCGCCCTCAACATCGAGAACGCGCAAGCCAAACTCAAAGGCCTCGGCCACGACAGCGCGAGCGTCACCGAAATCATGAACGACGCGCTCGCATCCGTCAAGGGCACCGCGTTCGGATTGGGCGACGCCGCGACCGTCGCGGCCAGCCTGTCCGCCTCCGGCATCAAGGAAGGCGACCAGCTCACCAAGATCCTCAAGACCGTGGCCGACACCGCGCAGATCAGCGGCAGAAGCCTCACTGACATCGGCATGATCTTCGGTTCCGTCGCCGCCCGAGGCAAACTCCAGGGCGACGACATGCTCCAGCTCATGTCGAGCGGCATCCCAGTCCTCCAAATGCTCGGCAAGCATCTGAACAAGACCAGCGCCGAAGTGTCCGACATGGTCTCGGACGGCAAAATCGACTTCCAAACCTTCGCCGACGCCATGCAGGAAGGCCTAGGCGGCGCCGCACTATCCGCAGGCACCACATTCACCGGCGCCCTGGCCAACGTGAAAGCCGCGTTGAGCCGACTCGGAGAAACAGCCGCCACACCAGTCCTCGACGGCTTACGCGGCCTGTTCAACCAAGCCATCCCACTCATCGATACATTCACCGCAGCCGTCACACCAACCCTGCAAAAAGTCGGAGCGGCACTCCAACAAGGTCTCGAGAACGCGATACCCGCCACACAGGCGAAACTCAAAAACCTTGGCGACACGATCTCCAACATCCCCGGCTTCCAGATGCTCGCCTCGGCGACGGCCAGCCTCAAAAGCCAACTCACTGGCCTCTGGAACGCAATCACATCACTCATAGGCGGACTCAACAATGGCGGCGAAGCCGCCACAATGTTCTCCACAACCGCCGGCGCGCTCGCGGGAGTGGTCGCTTCGGTCGCGCAGGCGTTGTCGAACGCGGCGGGATGGGCGAAGACGTTCGTCAACACGTTCATCGAGACGGGCGCGTTGCAGCCGTTCCTTGAAAGCCTGACCGGCGTCATCTCCGGATTGGGCTCGCTGGTTTCCGTATTGGCGGCCGCGGTCTCGCAGGCCTTCGGCTTCAACGACAGCGCGCGCACCGCCAGTTCCGCGGCGCAGAGCTTCGCCGGACTGTTGAACACTTTGACCGGCGTGCTCATGACGGTGGGAGGCTGGCTGCAGTCGGTCGGACAGTGGGCGCAGCAGAACGGCGCACTGGTATCCGGCGCGTTGAAAGCCATCACCATTGCATTGCTCGCGGTCAAAGGCTGGGATATCGTCTCGGCCGGGCTGAAGACAGTTTCCGGTGGACTGAAGGCCATTTCCGCGACTGCCTCCGGTGTGGAGAAGACCGCTACGGCCACGTTCGATTTGATTGGCAAGATCTCCGACGCGGGAAGCGCGGCTGGAGCACTGAAGCAACTCGCCGGCTCGTTCAATATTGTCAAGGCAGCTCAATCGGCGTGGAGCGCGGTGACCAAGGCTGCTACCGCCGTGCAGCTGGCATTCAGCGCTGCCTTGGATGCGAATCCGATCGGCATGCTTGTCGTGGCCATCGGCGCGGTCGTGGCCGCGCTGACATGGTTCTTCACCCAAACCGAAACGGGCAAACGACTCTGGAACAGCTTCGCCACATGGTTCATGGGAATCTGGAACCAGATCAGCACCGCATGCCAGCCAATCCTGCAAGCCATCGCCATATTCATCACCCAGACCATGAGCCAAATCCAACAAATCTGGCAAACCGGATGGACACTCATCACCACCGTCCTCCAAAACGTCTGGAACACGATCGGCCCCATCATCATGACCGCGCTCACCGCGATCATCACCGGCATCCAAACATTCATCACCACCATCACACCACTCCTGCAAGCAGGAATACAGAACATCCAAACCATCTTCCAAACCGCCGTCACAATCATCAGCACGGTCTGGAACGGACTCTGGAACACCATATCCACCGTCGTACAAGGCGCATGGACCATCATCGCCACAGTCATCAGCACCGCACTCGCCGTCATCCAAGGCATCATCCAACTGGCGCTCGCGGTCGTCAACGGGAACTGGAGCGCCGCGTGGTCGGCCATCCAGGGCATCGTGTCGGCAGTGTGGGGCGGCATCCAAGGCGTCGTCTCCGCCGGCATCGGCATGGTCAGCGGAGTGGTATCCGCCGCATGCTCGACAATCCGGAGCGTGTGGGCCGCGTTGTGGAATGGCGTCGGAAGCATTGTGTCGAGCGTCTGGGGCGGCATCGTCGGCACCGTAAGCAACATGGTTGGCCGTGTCGGGAGCGTCGTGAGCGGGATCGGCGGAACCGTCCGGAGCGCGGTGTCCGGCGCGGGAAGCTGGCTCGTCAGCGCGGGACGCAACATCATCCAGGGATTGATCAACGGCATCACAGGAATGGTCGGCTCGTTGTATTCCAGCATCACCAACGCGTTGTCGGGCTTGGTGGACAAGGCCAAGAACGCTTTGGGCATCCACTCGCCGTCGCGTGTGTTCCGCGACGAGGTCGGCGTGATGGTCGGACGTGGCATGGCATTGGGCATCGACGATTCCGCGCATGTGGTCAGCCGTTCCATGGATTCGCTCGTCTCCACGATGAGCCTCTCCGACGCGGACTGGTCGAAGACCGGCAGGCTGAACGTCACGGCCGGCACCGGCGCCAATGCCGGCGACGGCGATCTGCGGGAACTCATCGCGGCCGTCGAATCGCTGCACGACGACCTCGGATCGATCATCGCCCGATACACGCCGACGATAGGGGACCGCGACTTCGCAAGGAAGGTGAGAAGTGCAATCGCTTGAATACGTGTGCGCCGCCACAGGTGAGCGCATCGGCTTCGAGGGGCCGCTGTACGGCGAGACGCTCACGGGACTGCGAGCCCGCGTCTGGGACTACAGCCTCGCCTCACGTGGCATGACGGGCATCACCCGCAAGGCACGCGAGGCGACAGTCACCGTGAAGATCCACGATTCTCCGGCCACGCTCGACCTACTGCGCCGCCTCGCGGACGCCGACATGGCATCCGGGAACCCGGGCACGCTCGTGGCCGACGGCGAATGGGAAGCCAAAGCGTGGATCACGAAAAGCGAACCGCAATCCATCACGCCCACGATGGTCGAGACGCAGTTGACCATCGTGCTGGCCGATGGCGTGTGGCGCCGTCCGACCATGACGCATTTCACGCCGCGATACGATTCCGGAACCGCCGACCTTGACTATCCATATGATTATCCGCATGATTTCGCCGGCATGGCATTGGGTGCCGAGATCGTCAACGACACGTCCATCCCGCAGCCGGTCAAGCTCACGATATTCGGACCATGCGCGCAACCGTACGTCATCATCGGAAACAACCGGTACGAGGTCGACGTGACCGTGCCATCCGGCTCGCGTCTGGAAATCGACGGCACCGGCGATGTCAGGACCGTCACCATGGTCAGCGGCACAGGTCTCGTCACAAACTGCTTCGCGCAGGCCGTGCGAGGGTCGGGCAAGGATTCCGGCCGGTACGTGTTCCAACCGCTCGCGCCCGGAACACAGCCGATCAGCTGGCCGGGAGGATTCCAATTCGACTTGACGGTCTGCGAGGAAAGGAGCGAACCGCCATGGACCTGATCGTCACCGACGCCACAGGCAAACCCGTGGCGAGCCACGCCTCATACACGCTCGACCTCGCGTTCGGTAGCGGGGAGAACGACTTCGACCTGCAGGTCGAAGACGCCGCGCTCAAGGCGGGGAGCCGCATCATGATCGACGGCACCGAGTACGGCGGCATCATCGACGACACGGATGTCGACGTGGACGGAGGCCTGTCCACCGTCACATGGCATGGCCGCGACTGGCATGGAGTGCTCGCCTCGAAGATCATCGAACCGGACAGGAACAACGATTACCTCACCCTGTCCGGCACGATTCCCGTCATTATGCGCACGCTCGTCAGCCGTGCGGGATTGCAAGGCCTGTTCACCGTCACCGACGAAAGCGCCGACCACAAGACCACCTGCCAGTTCGACCGGTACGTGGACCTGTACAGCGGTCTGGTCAAGATGCTCAGGGCAAGCGGACTCAAACTCCGGTTGCGTAATGACGGCGACAAGGTATCCATGAGCGCCATGCCCGTCCGCACGATCGGCGACAGCATCGACTCGGACCTCATCGACTTCACCGCCAAACAGGCGGCGCACCCGATCAACCATCTCATCTGCCTGGGCAAGGGCGAACTCAAGGACCGTACCGTCATCCACTGGTACGCCGACGCGAACGGCACGTTCAGCCACACGCAGACCCTCAAAGGCCTTGACGAACGCACCGCCACATACGAGTTGTCCAACGCCGAAGCCGACGAGCTCGAGGACAAGGGCAGGCAGAAATTCCAGGAGCTTCGGAACACTAGCACCATCGACGTGGACATTCCCGACGGCATCGACGCGGACGTTGGCGACCTGGTCACGGGTCGTGACAACAACACGGGCCTCGTCGTCACTGCCGAGATCTCCAAGAAGATCGTCAAGGTTTCGGGAGGCGTGCTCACCGTCACCTACGAATCCGGAGGTGCCAGCGCCGGCGGCAACAGCGGAGAATCCTCCATCGGGGATGGTGGCCACGCCTACTACGCTGGAGCCGGCCTCAAACTCGACGCCTGGACGTTCAGCGCCGACGTGACCAGAAACGACATCGACTCGCTCAACAACGCATTGTCGGGTAAACAGCCGAAAGGCGACTACATCACCGGCCTGAAAATCGGTTCGGTGGACACGCTCGCCCCCGGTGCACAGGCAAGCGCGTCGCTTACGGGCGCCGGCAGCGACAAAACCTTGAATTTGGGGCTTCCGAAAGGCGACCAGGGTCCGCAAGGGGAGAAGGGCGACAAGGGCGACGCAGGACCACAGGGGGCCACCGGAGCGACCGGACCCACCGGTCCTCGGGGAGAGAAAGGAGCGATCGGGGAGCGAGGGCCGCAAGGCGTCGCCGGTCCCGAAGGCCCGCAGGGACTGCAGGGGATACGCGGCGAGAAAGGCGATAAGGGTGATGCCGGCGCGATCGGCGCGGCGGGACCGCAAGGCCCGACGGGTTCCACAGGTCCGCAGGGTCCCACGGGTCCACAGGGAGCGACCGGCCCCCAGGGCAGACAAGGCATCCAAGGTTCCCAAGGCATCCAGGGCCCGCAAGGGGAGAAGGGTGACAAGGGCGACAGCGGCGTATCCGCCCCCTCGAACGGCTTCTTCACGCTCAGCATGGAAGGCGACGGCGACCTGTACGTGAACTATCCGGACAACACGAACCCACCCTCGTTCGTCTGGGACTCCGAGAGCGGGAACCTGTACGTGGACATCCCGGAAAGGTGACACATGGCGCGACTATTGATCGGCAACATCAAAGGCCCCAAAGGTGACAAGGGCGATACCGGGGCCACCGGCCCGCAAGGCAAGCAAGGAGCGCAGGGCGTTCAGGGAGCTAAAGGCGACGTCGGCCTTCCGGCGCTCGTGATGAAGAAATCCCTCGTCGGCGAATATCCGGTGGGATCCACTTTCACGGGGAACGTGAGCGAATGGTTGAACCGAACACCACTCGCCAACGAATATTCGACCGCATTGTCAGGTGGCGGAAAATACAGCATCGTCTGGCAGTGCGTTTCACAGTCCGGCAGCCTATTCACGGGAAAGACGATTTCCCGTCAATCCATCATCGGTGCGCAAGGCCCCAAAGGAGCCACTGGAGCCGCCGGGCCTACTGGTCCGCAAGGCCCTGAAGGTCTGAAGGGTGACAAGGGAGACAAAGGGGATATCGGGCCGGCCGGGCCAGCAGGTCCCACCGGGCCTACTGGTCCTACCGGTCCCATTGGCCCCACCGGTTCTACTGGAGCTACCGGGGCCACCGGCCCGCAAGGCAAGCAAGGAGCGCAGGGCGTTCAGGGACTGCAGGGTCCACAGGGGCCGTCCGGTCCGCAGGGCGCCAGCGGCGTGACGGCACCTGCATCAGGATTCTTCACGCTCCAGGTCGATCCGAACGGGGACCTGTACGCCGTATACGCGGACACGGCCACCGTGTTAGAGGCTCCCGTCTCCTACGATCCGACGACGGGCGACCTGTACTACACGATCAACGACGGAAAATAAGGAGCACGCATGACGAAGATTCTGCTCGGCAATGTCAAAGGCCCCAAGGGCGATACCGGACCGCAAGGCAAGCAGGGAGTGCAAGGACCGCAAGGCCCGACCGGGGCCACCGGAGCGACCGGCGCCACCGGGGCGAAGGGTCCAACGGGAGCCACTGGGCCACGAGGACTGAGCCTCCGGAAATTCAATGGCGACATCAACGGTTCGGGTGGGGACGGAGAAGTGAGAAAAATTGCCCTATCTGGTATTCAGCCAAATGGAAACCTGCAGGTCGGAGACACCATTTTTGACCAATATCAACGCACAGATGGTCTTGAACTTGGGTTCTGGCAGGTCACCGCCATCAACGGTAGCGATGTGACTGTCAAAGGCGTCGGTAGCTACATCGTGCCCACCGGGCCGAAGGGTGACAAGGGAGACAACGGCATGAGCGTGAGCCAGGCATTCATCGCCGCCCACCCCGTGGGCTCCCTTTACTGGACCACTTCCACGGCCAATCCGGGAACAACCTACGGAGGCACTTGGAAGGAATGCGGCACGACGCTTCCGGGACACATCTACCAGCGCACAGCCTGAAAGAGAAAGGAACATCAATGGCACGAACCACGAACATCACCAGATACACCTGCGACCGATGCCACGCCTCCGCATACCTCGCCGACGGTGACCCACGCACCTCCAGCGACTGGCACGACATCACCCACACCACCGTCGACGGAGTCGCACAGGGCGCGCTCGTCTGTACCGCATGCTGGCAGACGTTCAAAGCGCTGGCAGCCACGCAGGACGCCGCCTACGCCGCATACCTCAACAACACAACAGATAGGAAGGAATGACCATGACCATGAATCTCATCACCGGCAAGGCCGGCGCTCCGCACATCACATCCAGCGACCAAGGAGCCATGCAGGCCGGACTGGTCGGAAACGGCAACTACCTGCTGCAAGGCGGCGACGGCAAATTCCCCGCCGTGACCATGCAGTCAGCAAACAAGGCGCTTGTCCCGGTCCTCAACCTTGTGATCGAAGGACGATACGCACGCGTCACCGCGGCGGAAACCGTCACCATCGAAAGCGGAGTCACAGGACGGAACCGCAACGACCTAATCTGCGTGAAATACACGCGAGACTCGAACAACATCGAAACGATCGCGCTCGCGGTGCTGAAGGGCACCGCCACCAGTGGCACGGCGGCTGACCCCACGGTACCGTCGGGTAGTATCCTGAACAATTCCGGCACCGTATGGATTCCGATCGCCCGTATCCCGATCAGTGGCATCACCGCTGGAACTCCTGTCATGCTTGTCAAGCAGTTGCCTCCGATGAGCCAGCTGTGGGATTCCGTAACCCAGCCATGGAAACCTCCATACACGAACAGCAGACTCACTCTATGTCGCGTCGGACGCATCGTCACGATCAACGGCAACGTCAAGTTCGACGGCAGTGGACAGCAGAACTACTCGACGGCGAATGAGACCATCCCAGAAGAGTTCCGTCCGCTCGCCGACCAGAGCATCATATCGTTCCCGTCCTGCGGTTTCAGCCTGCTTGTCATGCGTGATGGGAAGGTGCAGATGCTTGGCGACTCGAAATCCGCTTACTCCACGGCGCACGGCTGTTGGATGGCACTGCAATAGCTTTCCGTAACCCTGTACCAGGATTCCAATTGGATCATCATGCGTAACGGCAGGATGATTTTGATCAAGTTCAGTGGGAAAATCGGTGCGGGCAGTTGGGATGCTGTTGAATGTCCGGCAAAGCTCGAGTCCTGGTATCGTCCCATCGTTGACTTGTCGACTGTCTGCCTTGTATCAAATGGGCAAACGGCGCGAAGCCTCACGGCCAGAGCTGATGGAACTATCCGAGTGGCGAACATGGGAAACGTTGGCAGCAATCAGGATTGCGTCGGCACGCTTTGTTTCCCAATCCCATGATTTCTAGCTTTCCGTAACCCTGCCGTTTGGGAAAAGCAATGGCAACGGAGGAATCTATCCAATCGGGAAAATACCCAATCCGAATGCGATTAAGGCTTTGAATGGCAGAGCCATACTATCGTCTGGGACGACAGTGGCGATTCCATTCATTCACCCGTCATATCTGCAGCGGTCAGTCCAAGTATCGATCGCGCCGGACGGGACCGTCAACCTGCTCGTTGGTCCCGAGGTGGCTGTCACAGGCGGAATCGTGGAAATCCACTTTTAATAGCTTTCCGTAACCCTCACCAGATCGAACCAGAATTGGAACGTGAATTACCGTACCGCGCTGGTAGGCAAGCTGTTGATCGTCGCATTCCACGCAATCCGAGTCGGTAGCGACTGGAATGCGGCGAAAGAATGGGAGACATCCCCGCTTTTCACACTCCCAGCCGGTTTGGAGGCGGCTTTCGAGGTGCATTGCGCCGCAGTATCCAATTCGAGCATCGGATTGCATGGCGTCGAAGTGCAGGTGGCGCAGCACACCATCGCCTTGCGTTCCTCGGGAAAGATGACAGTAAGCGCAAACGGGGGATGGGTCGAAGGCTGTATCACGGTGCCACTTGTCTAGGAGAACGTCACTCCACTAGGAATCGGCATGGAAAAACGCTGCATCAGAATGTTCTCCCTGCCAATTCCGCCAAGTAACGTAATACTGCCATCCGGATTCCAATTCGCCTGCTTGTTGTAGCGCGGATCCGCAAGACTTGATCCAACACATCCCAGTCCAATTGTGGCCGATGGACGTATCCCTGACTGATATAACCAGACACGGTAGTTCGAGATTTCGACGGTTGATTTGAAAGAGCTCAAATCGACATACAGCATGTTGCCCTTGACGGTAATCGTGTTGGATCCACCATATAGGGCGCCAACAAACGATCCTGTGTCCTGAAACTTAAAGGTAGCAGTGAGGGCTACGGAAAGCTATTCAGGCGAGAATGTAGGTCATCGTCCCGGAGAACGTGCCGCTGTTCTGCACCGCGCCACAATTGGCATAACGGAAATTGCCATTCGTTTCCAGAATGAAATCACGCTGGCTGCCACCATCACGCCCCGACCACGTACCATGCGTGACGACCGCAGGCCTCCAACCCTTCGGAATTGTACCGAACTGTCCACTGCCCCACGAGTCAGTGCTCGCGCTTTTCCAGTTGATGCTAATCTGCGCGATCTTGCCAGACTTCACGCCGGTCACGGTGCCATACTGCGATTTAATCAAAGTCTGGGTTACGGAAAGCTACGCGGCTCCGATGATGAGTCTTTCCCATGCCCGCTGCAGACTTCTCAGCACGGACAAATCGGGGCGGAGATAGTAGCGGGCGGTTGTCTTGATGTCGCTGTGACCGAGTTGTCGTGCGACCACTGAGATATCGGCTCCCGCAGCGATTGCCAGAGTGCCGAAGGTGTGCCTGAGGTTCCTTGGCGGCACGCAGGGGAGTTTCATGCGTTGGCACCATGACGTGTAATGAGCTGCCACCTGGTTGGCGTTCAGATCGCCGACCAGCCTGCCGGTTCTGCCGTGGCGCAATTGCGCGAGCCGTTTGACTGCGAACCGTGGTAGTGCGACCGTCCGTCGGCTCTGGTCGGTCTTCGGGTCGGTGACCGTTTCATGTCCAGCGACCCATTGCACTGACCTTTTGACGGTCACGGTTCCCCGGCGTAAATCCAAGTCGGCCCATTCAATGCCGACGGACTCGCATCGGCGCAGTCCCGCGCAGACGGAGACCAATAACCAGGCTTCCAACGCGTGACCGTAGAAGCCTTTGAGCAGCCGTCTTACCTGTCTGGCGTCGAGCACGCGCGGCTCATACCGCCGCAGGTGCGGCAGTCTGATTTCACGACGTGTCACGTCATTGTCGGTGACTCCCTTGCGATAGGCGAGTCGGAGTATCGCCCGCAGCACGGCCCACGCCTTGCGCGCGGCGCCGGCCTGATTGAACGAGCCGAGCCACTCCTCGATGTCGTTCGCGGTGATCGACTCCATGTCGACGTCAGCCCATTTCGGCTGGATGTGGCAGCGGTAGGCCGACTCGTAGCCCACCCTCGTGCACTCGCGGAGCTTCCCGCAGGAGGGCCACCAGACCTCATCCACAAACGTTCCCAACAACATTTCAACCTCCAAAATCCCACACGTGGTTATCGCGGCTTCCAACGGTAGCCACGTGTGGGATTTTCCTTTCGGAAGGATTCCCAATGAGCCAGGAAACCATCGTCGCAATCGTTATCGCCATCATCGGCAGCGGAGGCAGCGGCGTGTTCGTCACCTGGATTCTGAGCAAGGTCGACCAACGTCACGATCCACTGCATGAGGGCGTCAGGGAACTGTTGTTCTGCAAACTCGAGGCTCTGCACCATCAGATGGTCGATGCAGGTGGTGTTGCGAGCATTCCGTTGAAGCAAAGCGCGGAACGAATATATGCCGCTTACCACGGTCTGGGCGGCAATGGAACCGGAACCTCGATGATCCAAGACATACGTGACGCGCATATCGCGAACACAGATTGAAAGATTCAAAAGATTTCCACACCGTCCGTACAAGGCGGACGGTACGGACAAAGGAAAGGAGAGGAATTGAACATCCTCAACAAAGGCAAGCCGAAACACAAGCGCATGAATCCACGCCGACAATGGCGCAAGCTACTGACCGCGCTCGCGGTCGCCATATCCATGGCGGTCGCGCCGGCCGCGATGGCCGACATGAACGGGTACGACATCTCGAACTGGCAGTGCGGCATCGACACCGCGACCGTGCCGGCCGATTTCGTCATCGTCGGCACCACATGGGGTTCCGGCGGCGTGTACGGTGGTTGCCTGTCCAACGGCGTCAACACCGACGCTAACCGTCAGCTCGCCGGCGCCATCGACAGCGGCAAGGAGACCGGCGTCTACCATTACGCGCGCGGCGGCAACCCGGAGACCGAAGCCCGGTTCTTCGTCGACAATGTGCGCGGATACGTGCACAAGAGCGTACTGATCCTCGACTGGGAGGCGCAGGACAACACGGCATGGGGCGACAAGCAGTGGCCGCGCCGCTGGGCGCGCGAGGTCAAGCGTCTGACAGGCGTGAACCCCATCATCTACACGATGGACTCCGGCTACTGGCAGGTCGCCGGCATGGAGACGGAGCTGAACTGCGGCATCTGGATCGCACAGTACGCCACGAACATGGTCACCGGCTACCAGACCGCCCCGTGGAACATCGGAGCGCGCGGCGAGGTGATGAGGCAGTACACGTCCAACGGCAGTCTCAGCGGCTGGTCCGGACGTCTCGACCTGAACAAGTTCCGCGGCGACCGCGCGGCATGGCGCAAGTACGCGAACCCTGACGACAAGGGCGCGGCGGATCTGCCGAGCGTCAAGCCGAAACCTCAGCCCACGACCGCTCCGGCGGTCGACCTGAACGCTTTGGCCACGCGCACCATCCGCGGCGATTTCGGCAATGATCCGGCCCGCAGGCAGGCGTTGGGTGGCAATTACGCGGCGGTCATGCAGATCGTCAACAGTCGCCTCGGCGGAGGTTCCGGCGGAACGGCCGCCACGGGTTCGCGTAGCGTCGTGGTCCGTTCCGGCGACACCATGTGCGCCATAGCCGAACGCACCGGCCTGAAGCCGGTGTCCGCCTGGCGTGTGCCGAGCGGTGACATCAACAGGATTTATCCGGGACAGATCGTCACCTATGGCGGCGCGTCCGTGTCCACCGCTTCGAGCGGGGTCGGAGGCCATGTGGTCCGTTCCGGCGAAAGCCTTTGGAGCATCTACGGCTCCGGCTGGCAGTCGGCTGCCGCACGCAATGGCATCCGCAGCCCATACGTTATCTATCCCGGACAGTATCTGCGCTGAAACTCCCGTCTCCACGACTTTAAGCGTTGTGGAGACGGTTGCCGCAATGTTTAAAGAGGTGAAAAATGGATGAATCCAATAGCCCGCAATCCGATTACCTGCTGCCGGGCAGGGTATACGACATACTCAAGTGGCTCGCGTTGATCGCTTTGCCGGCCGTCGCATGGCTCGTCGGAGCGGTCGGCCCGCAATGGGGACTGCCGCACTGCGGCGAACTCGTTACGACCATCAACGCGATCGGTTTGTTCGTCGGCGCGCTCATCGGCGTGAGCCAGCTCACGTCTGTCAAGGCCGACGAGGACGGCCAGTGA